GATTTGTGGTCAAATTGTGGTCGCATTTGTGGTCAAAATTATATATAAATATAATTATGAAAGCACATAAAAGAATTAAACATGGCAAGAAAGTTTGGGAAGTTAGACTACCAAAATGTATAGATGAAAATGGTATTCGTAAATATTACACCATCTATGGATCTACTTCTAAAGAAGCCATAGAAAAAGCGGAAGCTAAAAAATATAATTTAGTTAATGATGTTTCTGAAACGCAACCATTAGTTTCTAACAATCATTACACTTTTAGTGATGCCTACGATGAACTCTACAGAGATTGGCAAGTAGCTATAGAAGAAAAACAAAAAAATCCAAAGCGTGGATTAGACATGGATACTGTCAATAGATATGAATCTAATGTTAATGGTTTTTTTAAAATTGTTTCTAAGGAAACTAAACTTTCTACTATTAATAAAAAATGGGTCAGAGATTTTATTAGAGATCTTAAATCTAAAAAGTGGAAAGAGAACAATAATAAAATTTTTACAGATAGACAGGCACAGGATAGATGGAGAATTTTTGGCAATTTAATGGATAGTGCTGTTAAGTCAGATTTTATAGAAGTTTCTGTTCATAAGTTTTTCCAGGATGATGCACCTAGTTATCAGTCTGATGGCAAAGAAGCTATCGATGAAAAAACTATGTCAAAAATTAGTCGTCATTTTGCAGACCTAGTTAAGAATGTTTTCGCAAAAGAAGCACAAGCAGCCATGTGTTGTTTGCTAGAAATGTACTCTGGCATTAGATGGGGTGAAGCAGCTGGACTTCCATACAAAAATGTTGATTGGAATACTGGTAAGGCTTTGATTAGTCAAACTAAAAGCTCTAAACAAAAAAAAGGTGAAGAAGCATACATCAAGAAAATTACTAAAGGTGGTGCTTTAAGAGCTAAAGGTGCAGATAAAGGTGAAAGATTTGTATATCTGTCAAAACCCTTATTAAAGCTTATTAATAAGTGCATCCCTAACCTACACAACAAAAAACCAGATCATTTAATTTTTGATGTAGCATACAAAACAACCCAGGAAATTGTAAAAGGCACTGGTGAGCAGTTTGGTGTACATTTAGAAACTAAAGATTTTAGAAGGTTCTTTGCTACACAGATGGAAAGAATTGGTGTTGATAGAGATGATAGAAAATTAATTCTTGGTCATAACTCTGATAAAATACAAGACACTTACATTACTTACGATGTTCCAGGTGGCATGGAAAAAGCAGATCAAATCTACAAATCTTTAAATTAAACAAATTCTAGGGGTATCCAATCATACTGGGTACCCTATTAAAACACTCTGTATGGTCAAATATAGAGGTTTATTTCCAATATTTATCTGGCAAATCTGGGTGTTTATGGCTTGAACCATCTCCGCCAGTTTTTTTACTATAATACCCTACTCCCCATAATCTCCATTTTTCATCTTCGCTTGATTTATAAGACAATAGGTTATTATTAAATTTTTCAAAATCAATTCTACTATCTCTCATAACAACTTCCCATTTTCTATTACCTACATAGACAAGAATATCTGCGGAATAATAATTTTCTTTTTTGCTATAACATAGACCATTTATTCTTAAAGATTTATCAACTAATAATGGCATGGCGTGCCAATAATCACGATAATATTCAACCAGGATAGGCTTCATAGGGTTGTCTGATGTTATAGCTTTCATTTATGGCACTCCTTTATGTGATCTTCTTGTAGTTTAATAAAATATCTCTTTAATGTAAGAGGTTTAATAATTCTTTCTTTTTTATATGTGGGTGTGAGTTGAGTAACTCTTAGCCTGGTCACTGGTATATTATAAAATATTAAAAAACTAGGTAAGCCAGCTCTGTGTGCTAATCGTCTAGTTGTAGTGCAAGTCTTATGTGTTTGATTTTTATCAAAGGCAGTTTCATATAAACAAAGTGGCTCATAACATTTTCTACAAATTGACACCAGGTCAATATCTATAGCAGCTATCTTATCTTCAATGCTGCGGTGCCATTCATTAAATTCATCACCCCTACTATGATAAATTTCTCTTGCCAAATTCAGTAATTTTTTTTTCTGTAATTCTATTTAATGTTTTGTTTTGAATTATTGTAATTTTTTTTTCTTTTTCTAAATTTTTTAAAATATTGATTATTACCACAAGTGGATTTTTAGTTTGTTCCATACTCTTTTCCTTTTTGAGTGACTTCAATACTCCTGGCAGTGTTCGGCAGCACTGTTACATATCCCTTTTTTGCTAATTGAAATACCATGTTGCTTATTACCATTGGTGTTTTGTATTTTAACCTATCAGCAATTTCTCTATATGTTGGTGCGTACTGGTGTTGATGCCATAAATCTTTAATAGCAACTAAAACTTTTGCTTGTTTAGGTGTCATTGCTCTCCTTAATATGACCTTGAGCTGGCGGTATTGATCCAGTTTCTTGCATCTTTAATATTTTTGTAATACCAGTATAAGCTCCTAAGTCATCAAAGTTATCTTGATTAAATCCAGGCTTAGTGCATCTCACTAATTTTAATGCAGCCATACATAGAGCTACATCACTTGATCGTATCTCTGTTTTTAACTTATTTCTTAAAACTAGATTCCAAACTGTTGCTATATCAGCATGAGTTTCTTTAAAATCACCATGCTGATCTTCTCTTTGTACAACTACTAAATCTCTAACTCTCCTGGTATAACTATCAAAAGCATCATATTTTTCTTGCTCTACAGAAGTTCTATTAAGTTGATGAAACGCCTCTGACATTACAGATCATCTTCTCTTTTATCTAAAACCTGGAACCCAATATACTTTCTCCCAGTCTCAGCCATGTTTTTATACCCATGTATTTTAATTTGTTCACCAGCTTTTACATCTCTAGGCATAGATATAGTTCCATAGTAATCATGTTTATCATTATCTTTTTTTGGTTCGTTAGAAAACATATTACCTTTTCCTAATTTTAATTCATAACCACTCATTAATACCTTCTTTCTTTTTGTTATATGTTTGTTGTAATACTTCATTATTAATTATTTGATTTCTATACTTAGAAAAAACTTCTTCGACATCTCCTAAATGTTTTGCTTTGTCAAATAATTTTATAATTTCATCGTCTTCCTTTTTTGAGAGTGGCACAATTTTTATTTTAGGAGGCTCTATTGATGCACCACTCTCATTTGCGGAAGACTTTTGTTGCTCGCTTTGCTCTGAAATAAACTCTGCTATCTCGTCAGCACTAGCAAACTCACCTCCATCCAAACCTAATGCACTCATCATACGACCTAGACTAACAGTCTGTGCCATCTCAATGACTTTATTAGACCTTGAATTTTTATAAACTTCACTTAATCCTACTGCGTAAATTTTTTCATCTTTTTGTAGCCAGGACTTACAGATAATAGATTCATCTCTGTATTCATAATCAGTACGCATTTCATACTCCATACCAAAAACTTCTCTAAATATTCTTAATCTATCTTTTACTGGTGTGTAATGATTACCTTTTAACTTTATGCCTTCCACATCTGCTAATCTTCTTTGACACTCAGCTATTTTGTCTGTTGTATCCATAAAACTCCTTTGCTTTTTCTAAATGTTCTGTGCCTATATCCCAACCATAGTGACTAAAGTCTGGCTCAATAAATTTTTTACCATCACTACTCGCTGCTAAATTTTGTTTGACTAAAAGTTTGTTTCTAAACTCATGCATTAAATCTTTTGGAAAAAATTCTTCTATGTCAAAAATGGCGTAATCTTTTTCACTGGCATAAACTAAAAATGCCTTAACATCTTTTGTAAAACTATAGTAGAAGGCAGTTTGCAGTAAGTGATTATAACTTGGCTTTTTGGGTGAACTAGATTTAGATGCTGCAAAAGGCGTACCATCTTTTTTTGTGCCAGTTTTTTGTGATCTCCATTTTGTTTTAAGCTCTATGATAAGTTTTTTAGATTGTGCATCTGTTCTACCAATAGTAGGTAAGAACACCCCTTCAAAGGTGCCAGAAACGTAATTTTCAAATAAAATTTTATCTTCTTTTAAAAGACCTACTTCTTCATAAGCCTTATAAGCATTTAATATTGTCGGTAAAAATGATTCTTTATCTTGATCTATTTGCAGCCTATCTTTGTCATCAACAGCAAGGTAAGGCTTTGATCCTTTGACTTCACTCATCGTTTTTGGCTGCACTCCACTAGTAATCCACTGATCTAATCCATTGCCTACTTGCACACCAGAGTTCATCTTAGAAGAACCTTTAAAAGATCTTCTGGTTTCCTGGTCACAATTAAAATATTTCCAATACCACTGATCTACAGGCATATTTGCTTGGCTTGGTGAGAAATGATTGATGTTTTTATCTAGGAAGTATTTGGGAATTGTATAATCCATATATAGTTTCGTATTAAACTACATATAAAAGTGTCAGTAAATGTCTATTTCGCCAAATAGTGACTAAAAAATTAACATTAGTATATACAAAGCATATAAATGACACAAAAACTTGTGGATAATTATTTTGTAATTGTTTTGTAGTTAAACAAAGTAGGATTTGCACTATAAACAAATTCAGCAATCTCAGTTACTTTAACTTGTTGAATTATATTAGTAGAACTAAAATATCTAACATTATAGCGGTTATTTGCTGTTTGTGGATCTAGTTTGTAAATTACACAAAGTCTAAAAATTTTATGTTCAGTTTCTATTAAACCAAAAATTTCAGTATTTTGTATCTCTCTTGGATCTCTAAATTTTTTAAACATTATTACATAACCATAATCCCATTTTCTATTTACATTAAGGTTCTTCATTGTAATCAAAGATCTATCTTTAACGATACTATTAGAGCTAGCTGGTATTTCTAAAAAATGTTGTTCGGATTCATTATCATAAAAATGTACTTGGTCTGTACCATCTTGATAACAATCTATGCTTTTTAATGTTGTCTTTTTATAAATATCTATTGAACTAACTTCCAGATATTCTGCAAAAGCATTGATTTGTGAGGCTTTTAAATCATGTTCTGGATTACTGACAATTCTATTTATAGCTCTATGTGAGATATTAAGATAATGTGCAGCATCTTTTTGATTTTTTCCTAATTTTTTCTTTTCAAGAAATATCTCTCGTAAATTATGTTTCATGAATGATCGATTATTATTATTTTTATTGAACACAACTCAACATATCAAATAGAACTAAAATGTCTATGTATAACTACTATTTGTATACAATATACCTATATGGTCATATAGGGTCTTTTTTTGATATATTCAATACTAAATGGACTATTTTAAACTCGCAGTTAAGAAATCTAGAAATATTAATTTAGTTATATGGCGTGATCCTACAGAAGAAACAGGCTGGAAAGAGAAGTTTGACGGATCTGCAAAATATATCATGGAATGTGGATATGTGGTTCCTAATCCGAAAATAGCTGGGGATTGGATAGTTTATCGTTCCCAATGCTTAGAAGATAACGACAGAGGTGCAGAAATCTATCTGCCAGGCGGCTGCATAGTCGAAATGATACCCCTTAAATTAACAGACAACAGAATGGTTTTTAATGCAAAAAAATAATGTACCCCACCCTATTTGGAAAGACTTAGCAAAACATTACAAAAAGCTAATAGAAGAAAACAAATTTTGGTGGACTAACTATGAAAGAGATTGTGAAAGACAGGCTAAAAGACAATGCTGCTTAATAAGTGGAAACTCTTAAAGTTCGTTAATGCTGATTGTAGGCTTAACGATACTTCACGCAGAGTAATGTTCTATCTTTTAGATAGAGCTAATAACAAAACTGGAAAATTATTCCCATCTCAACAACGCATTGCAGATGATGCAAACATATCTCTTATCTCTGCTAGAAGAGGAATAAAAAAGTTAATCGACTGTGGTTATCTTGTTCGTAATGTCAAAGGATATCCAGGTAGATCTAACGATTACAGCATTGATTATAGATCAGTTGAGTTCTTAACAGAGATCAGC